ATTCATCACAACAAGAATGCCAAAAACCAGTATAAAATGGTTCTGCGTTTGTTAAATATTCAAGCATCTTTTTATGGAGCATCCAATGTTGAGCCCAAGGTGTATTTTGATGGTCATTTATTTTAACCAGACCCCAACCATCTTCAAAACACTCCATAACTTTAAGACCTTCTTTAAGCCAATTCTTTTCTGGTATTGTATCATCACCTAAAAAAATAACAATATCTGAATTTGCATTTTCTACTAAAAATTTAACCATCAAAGGACATCCTTCTCGGTTGACATCTTCAGCACAAATAAATTCATATTCTTCTCTTGGTATGCCAGCATTTTCAACACATGCTTTCATACATTCTTCAGCACACTCTGGTCTTATTATAGGTATTATTATACTGGCTTTAAGCATTAAACTCCATATATATTAAATAAGGTTTTCATATAATTTTTTTGAACAGCAAAATAATTACACATTACATAATTTTCCATTTCATCACGCCATTTATCAATATGTTGTATACCCCTTGGAATAATTCTAAACAATATATATCCATTATTAGATAACATTTCATATATATCTTTTAAATATGTCCCAGCATCGGGATAACACCCACCATATTCAAATTGTATTAATTTTATAACACCTCTATTAAGCAAATTACTTGCACCAAGTAATACATCATATTCTGAACCTTCGGTATCAATTTTCATAAAATCAATATGATTAATATTTTTTTCATTACAAAATGAATCAAGAGTTCTTGTTTCAACTTCAATAGGTGTTGCTATTGCACCAGTTTGTTTTTCCCAAGTCAATCTATTAAAAAATCCGCTCATCATAGATATATTACTATCATCACCATAACATTGAAATGTTTTTACACCATTAGAATTTGATATGGCAATATTATAAAATTTACCATTTTCATTAATATTATTTTTTAAAGTTTCATAAACCTTTGGTATCGGTTCAAAAGCATAAAATTTAATGTTTGATTTTTCTTGCAAAACGGAACCAATCCAATTTCCCTTATTAGCACCTATATCAAAAACAACATCACTATTAAATATTACTTTTTTTATAAGTTCCAATTCACCAGAATTTTTTATTTCATCTGTATTAATTGACATTATTTTATAAATCCCTTTTTAATTAAATAATCATAAAATATTTTCATAATTTCTATATGTTCATTTTGTGTCATATGTTTACATTTAATATTGGGTTTTAATGGAATACTGGAATCTACATTCATACATGTATTATCTTTCCTTTATTTTTAAATAATGCATCATATGAATATTGCTTTACTAATTCAAAATTTGGTAATAATTTTAAAACCTCTGTTGTACAAAGTTCTTCATCGTATTGTATATTATCATCAAAACATTCCAAATATAACCAATCTGTTTTTGATAATGTATTTAATCCACCCTTTATTAATTCTTCTTGGGCACCTTCCACATGAGCCCACATAAAATCAATATGTTCTATATCAACACTATCAAACCACGTATCTAATTTTATAATAGGTACATCAATAATATTTTCCCATTTTAACCATGGATGTAAAATTGGCTGATATTTTGATACACCTTTAATAGTTGATGCGTCTATATGATTATATCCAACACACCTATTAGTGGGACAACCACTACTAAGTTTTAATTGAATAATTCCATCAAAATCACCAACAGCTTTTTCATATAAAATACATCTATCATCATTAACAGCTTTTTTAAATACTTTAATACATCTTGGGTCTGGCTCAAATGCAAAATATTTTCCATTTTCATTTATATTTTTTAAAATAAAATTTGTTTCTGTTCCTCTATTAGAACCACATTCAACCACAATAGCATCATCTGGTATAATAAATTCAGGAATATCTGTAAATAAATTAATCATTTAGTAAAACCCTTCTTAATTAAATAATCATAAAATATTTTCATAATTTCTATATGTTCATTTTGTGTCATATGTTTACATTTAATATTGGGTTTTAATGGAATACTGGAATCTACATTCATACATGTATTATCTTTTATTTCTGTAATTCCATATTTTTCTTTTTGGTCATATAATTCTGTTCCAGGAAAAAGAATTAAATTAGAAGTAGTTACATGGTCTAATTTATTATTTTCAATAAAATCTATATTTTTTTGCATTGTTTCTTTTGTATCAAATGGAAGACCAACAATAAAAAAACTTCTAATTTTTATTGGATATTTTTTTATAATACTAATAGAATTGCTTATCTGTTCAACAGTTTCGTGTTTTTTTAAAGCTTTTAAAACGGTATTATCAGCACATTCAACACCAACAGCTATTTCTCTACAACCAGAATCATATAATAATTTTATAACATCATCTGTTATTCTATCTGCTCTTGTTAAACATCTATAATATATATTAAGTTTTTTTAATTCTTTTGTTACCAATTTAAGAAAATTTAAATTCAAAGTAAATGTATCATCTTGAATTTTAAATTGCCGGATACCATATATATCTATAATACCTTTTATTTCATTTACTATAGAATCAACAGAACGAAACCTAACTCTCTTTTTATACATAAAGGGGCTACAACAAAATGTACAAGAACCAGGACACCCTCTTGAAAACATCACAGAAGTTGAACCACCATCACAAAATGAAACATTATTAAGAAATATAGAACCAGTTCTAACATAACTTTCATCAAGTATGCTTCTATCTGCTATTATATTTGAAATATCAACTATCCCAAATTCTTCGTATATTTTTTCTGGACTTTTATTATTATAATCATCACAAAAAACTTTAATAGTATTTTCAGATTCACCCTTAAATACACTATCAAAGTGATTAATAAATTTTTCAGGAGTTGTTGTTGGATAAACACCACCAACAATTAAATAAGCATCTTTATATATATTTCGTATAATCTTACTTATATTTATAGCACTATTATAAGTATTATATAAAACAGAAAAGGCATAAACATCGGCCTGAGGTAAATCTTTTATATCATTTTCATTAGTATCAAATATTTCTACATCCCAATCTTCTTGTTTTAATATAAAAGATAAATAAAGAATACCTAAACTAAATTGAGATTTATAATCAAACAACCAACTCATATCAGGTATAACAAAAATCATTTTATTTTTATGCATAATTTATTATTTAACCTTCTCATATAATTCACATAATATATTTTTCCATAAATGATTTTCGGATGTTCTATAATTTTCTAATAACTTTAAATTATTTTTAATTGCTGGTAACCTATTATAATAATCATCTGTTCCTATTTTTTTAAAAATATCATACAATTCATCAACATTTTCAAATGTTATCATACCATCCATATCAAAAAATTCAGACCAACATTTTGACCCAGTAACAATAGGGACAGTACCACATGCTAAGGCATCTAATAAATGACAACCAAAATATCCATTCACATCATAATTATGAATTGTAATATGATACATATATTTACCAAATGCATCAACATGTAATGGAAATGGGTTATTAAATCCTCGGCCGAGAAAATCAATCAAATCAGAATTTTTATATTTATTAAAAATTTCTACTCGTCTTTTATGTCCTTGCCATTTTATAACTCCGCTTGTCAATGAACATAATTTTTGTTTATTATACAAATAAGTATCATTTATTGGTATTCTGGTTTGTCCAAAAGGAACATATACAAACTTATCAGGATATTTAGTAACTAATTCTCTATTAGATGTTGCAACAGCATAAAATGAATCTAAATTATCCATTAAACATTTATACATTTTTGTATATTTAGGCCATTCATTAAATACGGCTTGTGATTCCATTAACCATGCGATTTTGTATGGAATATTTTTATATTTGGGTAATAATGCTTCTTCAATTAAAGCGTCACTAAACACGACAATATTTTCCTGTTCGGGATTTTTCCAATTATATTCAAAATATTTAAGATTTTTTCCATATCTCAAATCATTATCATTTTCGACAGTATAATTACCACCCCAAATCTTACATCCTATTGTTGGAATGTTTTCAATCATTTGCATCCTCAAAATTGTTTCTTAAATAGTTACACCATATATCATACATAGGTTTTTCACATTCATCTATCATACCCAATTTTAATATTTCACAAGCTGAATCAATTAAATCATTTTTATCTATATGTTTATGTTTAATTGCAATAACATAAACATCAGATAATATACCACCATGTCTTTTTGTTGCTTTAATTGTAATATTATCTTTATAATATCCTAAAGCCTCCAATGTCTTTAAATATCTTTCAGGGAACCAATGTCCAATATGAAATGCCCATTTATCTGATTGGTCACCTTCAAGATGTCTAATTGCTTTTATCTTATCTTCATAATTAACATCTTTAGATGCAATAGTTTCCGCAAGGCCTTCAATATTAGGTGTAGCAATCACTAACTGCCCACCCACCTTTAACCAGCAAGTCCAATTTACTAATAAAGCTAAAGCGTCATATTTTTTAAAATGTTCAAATACATGATGGCTTTCAACTCTTGCAACAGTATCATTAGGGAACGATAAATCACCAATATCCGAAATATAATCCGCGGCAACAGTCATAACATTATGATTCTCTTGTGCATAATCTATGTTTATAAAACCAGGCAACTTTGTTTGTCCACATCCTAAATGCAACCGTAATGGATTACCTTCTTTATAAAGTCCTTGCCTTATTAATCTATCCAAACTATTCAACATTATTCATCCTTATCTTTAATTTCAGCTACCAAAATATCATTTTTAAAATTTGGGCTATCAATAAATTCTATTTTATAATCCGGATTAATATCATATAATTTTTTTATAATTGATGTTTTTGTTATGCATAAAAAATCTTCTGTTTTACCATCAAATAATCGCATATCATCTATCAATATGGTATGTGTGTTTATATGATGTTCTTTTATAGATTTCAATTCAGAGAATATTGGTTGAGGGTTTGATGTTAAATCACCAAAACCACAATAATGAGCATCTAACCAAAACAAAGCTTTCTCATTAACATCATCTAACACCTCTTTTAACTTATCACCACTATTGCCTTGTAGGAGGTATATATTTGGAAAGTTTTTAAATGTTTCTAAGTTTCTTTTATATAAGCCTAAATCATATTCAATACTATAAAGTACATCAAAATCACATCGTATTGCATTGTTTAAGCTGGCGCCAGCATAAGTACCTGTTTCAACAAAAACATTTATATCTTTTTTATACTCTTTAAAAATTTTAATATTAGCTGGCATTTTAAATTTGTACCCATCGTCTACATAATTCTTGCTCTTTATCTATCACCATATTAGTATCAGCAAAATAATTCCAATGCCAAATTTTCTGTTCAAATGGAAAACAATTTTTTAATAATTGCTCATCATAATTATATTTATTTTCGATGCCATCAGGAAAACCTAAAATACCTTTATCTGCTTTCATATCTTTATTCAAAAATTTTATTACATCTATATCTTTATCTTTATCGTGAAGTAATTTAGAATCAACAAAAATTAAATTTTGGTCACTTACTCTAAAAATTAGAGAATATCCTTTTTCTTTTCCTAATTTATGCAATGCTCGTAATGTTGCTCCAAAATAATATACACTTCGTCTATAATTTGGATCATAAACTATAGTCATAGATTTATTTGAATCATGGAAACTGGCATTATATTCAATAATAACAACTCTTGCTCTAAATCTACTATCATCAATAGCTTTCCAAACCCAAAAATCATTTCCATCAATATCAATTGATAATAAATCATATTCTTTTGGAACATTATTTTTTTCAAATAATTCATTTACATTTTCAGCAGTTACCATAGCATGAGTTACATAATCATATTTATCTGCCTTTTCTTTATTTCCTTCTAATAATAATCCATTCCAATTTTTATTTATTCTAAGATTAGCTGTATTTGAAAGATATATTCCATCCCATGCACCAATTTCAATAAAAAATTTATTAGTTGTTCCTATATTATTAAATATTCCTTCTAATATTCCATCTTCTATAGTTTGAGAATGAACCCTTTTCGCACCGTTAATTAAATCTTTTACAAATTCATTTTTAGCAATTTCCATAAACACTCTTTCTTTTTATAAAATCAAAATCAACTTCTTGGTGAACTGAATTAGATATAACCCCAGCGAATGGAATTATATCTATAATATATCCATCTTCATATTTTTGTGTTAATTCTGATGATGAATATGATTTATTTTTTCCGAAGCGTATTCCACTATCATTTGCTACTTTGTTAATAGGGTTACAAAAAGCAACCGATGTATTATAACATAATAAATATGGATGCGAAATAATATATTGCATTTTAAATTTATCCATGTTTATTTCAATAGCTGGAACATTCTTTAAAGTAGGATATAACATTCTTGAAACATCTTTGCTTCTATAACAAGATGAAGAAACCTCAAGAGGATATCCATAATCTTGGAGTTTATCAAGATATTTTGTCCAATCATATTTAATAATTTTATCAGTAATATTTTCATATTCAGACAATTCTCTTTGACGAAAATCATTCATATAACAATATTGTGTATTTAAACCAAGACGTAAAGAAAATCCTAATGCATCTTTATTTTCTTCTAATAAATTTATAATATTTTGAATTGAAAATGAATATGTAAAAATACAATCATCAACACAATATACAATATATTTACAAGTATCAACAATTTGTTTTGTTTGTAATATTAAATTAAATTCAGGTATGAATCTAACATTTGGAAATAATTTTTCTAATTCATCATAATGTTTTTGATTTATTTCATTAGATGTTTTATATAAAACATGGAGATATATATCATCAATAGAATGTTTTTCCAATGATTCCAAAAAACATCTAAGTTGCATTGCTCTATCTTTACTAAAAACTAAAAAATTAACTTTGTTCATTAAGTACCTTTCTATTTTTCAATTCATCCATATATTCAAAATCATCTGGTACTCTTATGTTAGAAAATTTGTGATGCTTTACTATTGTTTGCGTTGCCCAAGCATGGATAGTACAATTTCCAAATTTAGGATAATCACTCACATCATCACCAATGGTTTGTTTTACTCCGTCTTTGTGTCTATCTCTTTGACTATCTGTTTGAAAGATATATCTATTTTCTTCCGTTCGTTTGACATCACCACTCTGTTCACCATGAGCTACATGCCCTATTGTGTTTATTAACTGTTCTGGTTGCAACCTGTAATAAAACAATGTATCTTCAAAGCCCCAACCCCAACATAGATTAGAATATCCACCAGATTGGATAAATTCTTTTGGTGAACAACACATTAATCGTGAATGACAGGTCCTAACTGGTCGACCATACCAAACAGGGGCATATGAAATTTTATATCCACATTCCTCATTTTTATCTTCTATAACATCATAACATTGGTCAAAAAGCAAAAGAGGAACTTTATGTTCATTATATAATGCTACAATATCAATAGGATATATAAACCGCACATCAACATCCATAATAACTATTATATTACCAGTTGCCTTTTTATATGCAAGATTTCTTAATTGGCCATGACGGAGTGGAATGTCTTTTTCTATTTGTTCTGCAAATATGATTTCATAATCACTATGTTTAAAATACTTTGCTATATTTTCTATAAGGCCTTGTGCATGTTTATTACGTTCCCGGATAGGAACAATAAAACTCAACTTATCCATATGTTTATACTTTCAATTGTAAATAAAAAAATCGTGGATTCGCCAGGCTGGCTCCACGAAGCCTTGATAGATTATCTACCGCTGGTAGAAAACTCATTACTATTTATACTACCACGGATCCCCCGAAAATTTTAAACTTGATGCCATTTTCTCACTCTCAAATTTTACACGCATTTTGAATATTTTTTTATTACCAGCCATTATACCAATTGATTCATTTCCAATTCGTGATAACTTTATTTTTTCTTTTTGCATCATTGCAATTTTATTATTCTTTAATGGATCCAAAATATGGGCACCAAAAGGTGCTTTATTACCAGTACCAGTTATTTTTATATATGGTGGATATACTTTTTCTGCATCCATCCAATATGATAGAATATAATCAATCAATTGTGCATTAGTCATACTTTTTAATTTTTTAAATAAAGCTGTAGCTATTTTATTTAAAACATCAATACCAATTGCAATAGTTTTTGTTTGTATGGTTTTATTTTGTCTAAGGAAGTTTTTTCTGATACTTTTGGAAATAGGTAACTTCATTTTAATTACCATATCAGATTCTATTTTAGTGTATATTCCTTTAAGGTTTAATCCCAAAGCTTTATCAACTGTTCCAATTCCAGGATTTTTAAATCCAATATCACCTTTAGATTTTGTACTTTTAGCTGATAGACCTAAAAATTGTTTATCAGAAAATTGTAAAAGTGTATCTGTTGGATTTTTTCTTGAATCGACATCTTTTTTAACAGCTTTAGCTAAAACACCAGGCCTTGCTGTCCACCAAACATGTTTAACTTTTCCCTTATACCCATTTGCTTTGGCCCACTTTAAAGATTCTATGGCCATAACTTTTGCTTGTTCAGACCTAATTGAATATTCATCTTCACCAATTTGGTCTTTTCTAAGATTCAATTGATGTTTTGCTTCTGTACTTTTAACAAAACCACTCCATGAACCTTTACTCCCCAAACAATAATAGCCTAACAATACCTCATTTACATCAGCACTATATGTATTAGCTACCATCTATACCACCCTCTTAAAAAATGGAGACGTCCGCATCGAAGCGGAGTCCTGTAATAAATTATAATTAAAATTCTACATGTTTAGTTACTTTTGGGTATAATTCGGTAATATCTTTTGATAGTAACCATCTTGATATTCACACCAACCTACATCCGAATAAAATTTTCGATATTGTTATCACGGATTGTTTAACAAAACTTATCCTGAATTTTAACATTCTTTCAAAACCATCAGGCTGATTTATCAGAATGGGTCGCTTACGCGGCCATTGCTAAACTACGGTTGCCAATTAAGACGTTAGATAGATTTTTAAAGCGGCCAACTACCCATCCGCTACATGCATTTATAATCTTCTTTATCCAGTCGAATCCCTTTCGTCCCCTTAATATGTAGTATTTATACTATTTAAAAACCCAATTTAAAACTTTACCAAGAAACACACAAAGAGTAATAAATAATGAAAAACCCAAAACCTCCGGGGCATTTAATGCAATTGCTACCACTCCACAAATACCCCAAATAAACATTACAACTTTACTCATATCACTCAATTCACTCATAATATTCCATCCATTCTTTTAATACTACTATCAGCTATACCCATTAAATTTTATTACCTACAGGTTTAAACATTTTAAATATTTTTTTACGACATTCAGAACCACCAATACACATATTCCTAAAGAAATCCTTTTTACGTACCATAAAAAGCAAATCTTTAATATTTTTTGGTGTAATGTTAAATGGATCCTTTATCCATAAACCTAATTCCTTATCTGTAAATTTCTCTATATCCATAGAGTGCAATGCAACTTTAGATGTTAATTTCATTATCTGTATAGATATTTTTGAAACATACTCATCAATAGTTTCTCTAAACTCCTCTGGTAATTCTTTTTTAAGAGCGTCAATATCATCACCAGCCAGCATAGATTCCCATATCCTAAGAGGTGTAACATTTGATATAAGACGATGGACACGGACATATTCGTCACCCTTAATCTTAACTCTATAGCCATTATTGAAATGTATAACAAATCCCTCTTGATTATGAGGCAATGATTTACAAAGTTCTACTATTTTAGGAAGGTCTTTATATGAATATGCTTTAACAACATCACAATTAAATGTATTACCTAACATATAATGATAATGAAGTTCATGACCAAGAATATTATAAGCACCATGCACAACAAAACCTTCGAAATTATCATAATCAATAACTATTTTATTTTCAGGATATATTATTTCACCTAAAATAGTACAATCATAATAAAAACTATTCAATACATTTAAATTTGCTGTATTATTTATATATTTGGTAGCCCAAATTGCTTGGTCAGAAGTAAATGAACCAGCTGTAGCAACTTCCCACTTACCTTTCCAATTATATAAAATACCTAATGAACCATCAAGCTTTTCAAAAGCAGTAAATTCTGAATCGTCAGGTAATACATAACTACCTTCACCATAATTAAAAAATTTAGGATATGGCATTGCAACAACTCGTTTTTCATTGAGCGATAAAATCAAACCTCTTGCAAGGATTGAATATTTATTCCAACCTTCATCCCATATTTTTATTTGATTATACTTAAATAATACACGGTCATTATCAGCATTAAGCACCATATTAACTGTACCTTTAGCCACACAATCCAACAAACCATTATAAAATTCATCAAATGACATTTCTACCGCAGGATGAATATAAGGCTTTTTGGAATCTGATTGATACCATTGGTTGTTATGTATTTTCATCATAATATTTCTCTCTTTAAATAATATGTCCCATTAAAAATTCACTTTATAACTATATTATAACAAAATCTGGTGTTTTGTCAAGGGAAATCTGCTTATTTTTACAAATTTTTAATAGCTGTTATTACCCTAATAACAGGGGCTATTAACATCGCTGGTGCTTCACCAAGGGCTTAACTCATTATTACATATAATTACAGCAATTATAACAAAACCCCAACCAGACAACTGGACGGGGTTTTTTAATAAAAATATACTTTATTTCTCTTTAACTATCATAAATAGCATCTAATATTGTTTTTAATGAATAAACATCCCACACATCACCATCAGGGTTTAAATGTCCTATACCATGAAATTCAAGTGTTTTACCATCAGCATATATTCCCCATTGAAACAACATAAATGTTCCAACAGGAATTTCAGGAAGTAAAGCATGTAATTTTTCTGAAACATATCCATTAAATTCAACAAATTTTCTTCCATTTTCTGTTTTTAAACTTTCATAGTAACCATATGTAAAATTAGGTGCAAAAGCTTTTCCAATTGCAAGACAATTATAATTATACATTATTCCGTGTTTAACTACATATATTGGGCTTGTTGTTATTGTATAATAAAGTGCAAATGCACCAAGAATTAATACTGTACTTAACATTATTATTTGTCCTAAATTCATATTTTTAATATCCAATCATTATTTTCTTTTAACACTTGAAGGACGACAATGAAATCCAGCACAATGTCTTTCCATTCGTTCTTCGGCATCTTTACCGCTTGCTTTAACTTTAAGTCCACAAACCTTACATCGAAGCCATTTTCGATTTTCTTCATCAACAGCCAAACGAGCCGCCATATTACCCAAATAATTTATTTTATTACACTCTTTCAATTCAATCTCCAATTAAAAATCTATACCATTTCCCACATCTACCACTTTAAGACCATTTCTTTCCCACATACGTATAACTTGAGGTCTATCATCAATCACAAATTCAATCAATTCTTTGTTAGTAAACCACTTATTAAGAATTTCTTCCTTAACGATGTCGTCCCTGCGATAATCATTATTTTTTCTCATAATTATATTATTAAATGGTACATCATATTTATTTAACCAATCAACAGTATCAATTAAATATTCTTGTGGTCTTGCTGTAAGAAGAACAACAAAATAATCAAGAGCATAATATTTTGTAACAATATCTTTAGTGCTTTGACGTAAAGTATCCTTTGACATATTTTCAAAGAAACTTTTCCAATTCTTTTTCTCACTACCATTCACAAAATGTAATCTATGTTCTACATCAGCTAATGTGCCGTCAACATCACAAAGCACAATTTTACGATTGGATGGACCGACAGAATCAAATGGTTTTTTAGGAAGATAATCATATCCATCAAGCAGGCCTGCCCGCAATGCCATATTCTTAATAACTCTGGCACCAACATTAGGAACTCTATTAACATCACGCTTGATACATTCATCAATAGATACATTCATTTTGCGGACTTCAAATGTATAACCCCAATTAGTGGCACGGTCTTTCCAAACATTAATATATTTAGGATTTAAATTACATTCATCAACAACAATATGAAATTTTTCATCAGACATAATTAAATCTGCTGACGTTAAACAAATATCAGTAACAATAGATTCTACTTTGTAATTAAATGCTTTTTTACCATCATCATTAGGACATAATAACATTTCTCTAACAGTATCACGATTAATGCGAACATATTGCCCACTATTAACAAGGCGTTTTGCCTCTGTAGATTTTCCGCTGCCTGGTAGTCCTTTAAGTAAAACTAACTTCATAATTTTAATCCTATTAAAATAAACATAATTTAATTTACACGAACCACTTTCACATTAATTCCATTAGATATAAAAAAGTCTTTCGCGGCCAATAAATCACCTACTTTAAATCCTTTGGCCTCTAATTTTAAAAGTGACCAAGTATATCCACATTCAGATTCACCAACATAATATTTTTTATCTTTGACGTTTTTTAGTACAAGTTTGCTCATTATAATCAAACCTTTCTAAAAACAATTATCTATAATATTTGTGATATTTTTCCGTATCACTTCGGAACATTTCGTAGCTACATATTTAGATAATGCTTTAACTTCTTTCTTATCAAGGCCAGAAACATCATTATCTTTAATAAATTCTTCCCATATATCTTTGCTAAACATACCTTGGATTCTACCAAAATCTCGAAAAGTCCATTCTTCACATTCATGCGAAAGAACATTTCTCAAACGATTTTCATTAATATATGTTTCAGCGGTTTCAGCAAATTCTAACGCAAGAGGAGATAACACAGTCATTTTCTTAATCTTAGTTTTCTGTTTTTGTTCAGACCATTTATCATTTTTATTCTTTAATATAACTCTACTTCCAGACGCAAGAAACTCTGGAGTAATAGGTTTAATTACAACACCTTCACAAATATTATCTGGTAGTTTTTCTAAAAAATTACCATCTGCATCAGTAAACATTTTATAAATTCGTGACTGAAATTCATTAGAGTATTCAAGACATTCATCTAAAGTACCCATTTTAAGAATTTCTGCATGAGGTAATACAAAGAAAAATACTACTGCAACTGCATAATCTATATATTCAGCTACATCGGAATCTTTAAATTTTACTTGTAAATCAAAAGCATAAAATTCATTATCTGGGCAATAAGAAATACCACTTTGTACTTTCTTAGCATGAACGTCTTTTGGTTTTGCACCAGCATAAGCTCCACCAAGTAACTCACCATTCACAATAATATATTCAACAACTTTACCTGCTTTTGCATTTGCATAAGTATTTTTTACCTTATCAAATATAGAAAAAATATTATCTCGGTATTTAGCATCAACATATTGATGGTTCATAAAATTAGATTCAGGTCTAATAAAGGAACTCCTTTTACCTGTTTTAAATTCTACACCATCACACCACATAGAATAATTAGAATTATGAACCAAAATATCATTTGCAAAGAAATTATGATTATTTTTAGTTTCTATATCAAACAAATTACTATCATTTTTAATTTTTTTTATTGATTTTATTTTCACAAAATTCATATTCATTTACCCTTTTATATAATTCATCAATACTACAACCACATTTCATACCTTTTGATATATTTTCCTTTTCTTTTAACATTTGTAAATTAGCTGTATGAGCCATAATATTTATCGGTATATTATTATCAAAGCCATATCTAATACTAACAATATGGTCAAGATGATATTTATTTCGTTTTCTATTTACCTTTAATGGATTAATAAGATGTTTATATTTTTTATAATTTTTATTAGTTTCATTAAATACACATTCTTTATATCTTTTCCATTTAGATTTTAATTCAGGTCTTACAGCTAATCCAAGTCTATATTTTGTTTCTAATGATTTTTGTTTTATTATTTTTTTAACATCTTCTCGCTGATAAACATTAATTATACCTTCTTCATCATATAATCTTTGTTCCCATTTCAATCTTGATGGATTATTTTTACAAAAATTATGTTCATAACCATATCTTTTAATATTTGTTTTTTTAATTTTCTTTTTTGTTAAATCCGTACATAAAGATTGAGAAATGTTTCTCTTACTTATTTTATATTTTTTCAAAAGATTTATTATTATTGTTGCTGAATTAAATCCATGTTCTTGAGCAATTTCTAAAGCTGACCGTTCATTTTTATTATATTCATTATTCAAATATACTTTTGTTAATACAGCTTCTTTATATTCATTTAAACCTTTACATCGTGCTAAATGACCAGAAATTGAATATTTGTTTTTAACTTCATATTTTTTACCACAAAATCTACATTTTTTAAAATTTAGCATAATTTCTCCATTTCTTACATCTATTTATAAAACAGAGAAATTACACTATCTTTTCAGTTATCTTTTTAAAATTAATTGATTGATATTTTTAACTAATTCATCAACAGATATATATTTTCCTTTATCATCAATCCACATTTTATGATTACCTGTTAATGTTATATGTGTTCCATCTTCTAATTCTATGACATACCATTCTTTATTATCATTTACCACATTTTGAAAATTTATTACTTCATCCCATTCCTTTTCTTTTGTTTTTATATTGTATGATAATACATGACACTTTATTTGGTTATCAACAATATAAGAAATAGGAACTTCTCCAAATTCTTTAGTAATTATATTAGTATCAGAATCAAGACAGCCATGCGCTTTTTCAGTAACACACCATTGTGTATCAGGTGATATATGTAACCTAATATACATCATCATTTTATCACTATTTACATTATCTATTGAACTATATTTTTTCCAAATCATAAACTTATCCATAAATACAAAATACTTTTTTCAGATTATATTCACTGTTAGAATCACAATGACGAACCCAATGATTTTTACATACAGTATGACCCATATAATTTATATAACCTACTTGTGAACATTTAGGGCATTCACAAATATCCGTATCTTCTTTTGATACCGGCAATACAAATTTTGCTTTTGGTGTAGGTCCATCACCCCACCAATTCTTTTTAGGTTTAGCTTCATCTTCTTCAACTACAACCTCCGCTGGAGCAACTTTCAATTCAGGTTTACTAATAGAAACTTCACCAATATCAGATGGAAGATAAAACTGTCCTCGACCAGCACGCAAGCCTTTATTTGCTGTTAACCATGAAGGCCAAACCATATCAGAATTTTCACCCAAAAGAACATTTATTTGTTCCCTTGATATGATTTCTATTTGACCATATTTAGCCTTTACTATATCAACAAAGTTTTGTTTCTTTTCATTCATTCTTACTTTTAATTTTGCCACAACTATTCTCCAAAATATTAACAACATATATTATATCACATTTAGTACCTTTGTCAAGGGAAATCTTTTATTTTTTTAAAAATTCATCAAAAACTATCGGAATGCGTCCAAGAGCATCTTCCAGTATCATATTTGCAACTTCAACCATTTGAGGATGAGCTTTAGGGTGTGTTCTAAGCTTGAAAAAATGTCTCCATTCTCGTATATTCCCACCTATAACAATCTCTGTTTTTAAGCTGTTTGGTAGCATACTCCTTGCTTGTTGAGGTAACCAACCATTTTCAACACACATTCTATAATTTTGTTCTGCATTCCACATAGACCAAAGCCACACATCTTCAGAAGATTCTATCATTTGTCCAAGTTCAGGATGTTCTTCTAAATTATGTTCACCAGGAGTTATATAATTATACATCCAATTAGGAATTATAAACTCAACACCTTTTTTATAATTAACATATCTGGTACTTTCTTGTGCAAAACTAAACAAACGATGTCTAACTATTTCATGTGTAACACCTCTATCACAAATAACTTTATAACAAAGCCAACCAAATTCAATCATTGCCTCATGACCATTTTTCAATATCATTTCAGCAAACTTTTCATCACTTCCTGGACATATTCTACCTTCACTTTTATAACAAGTTCTTCCAGCTTTTTCAATAAGCTTTAAACCCATACTATTCATATCAAAAAATTCTGTACTTGGATAAACTAATTTCATATCTTAAATTCCTTTCAAAATAAAAAATTTAAATGCGAACACGCTAAATTTTAAACCCCTCAAATTTTGCATTTTGTTTTTGTTTTTGTTGTGCATAAAAATCTTTTTCACCAGCGTCTATTTGTGATGGTAATTGATTTGTATTAACTAAAGAACCTTGGGCACTTGGTTCAACATCATATAATTTCATATATTTTGTTTTCATACCTATAATAAATTTATTATCTTTTGATTTATCTCTATAACGATTTTTTAATTGTTTAACTAATATCTGGTCTAATGCTACTAAATTTTCTGTTTGTATTAAAGCAACCATAAAATCTGCCGTTGCAGGTAATCCAAATGAATTTTTGGTTAATATATCATTAGCATAAAATAAATTATCATCTGAAACTACAATATCAATAGTTTCTTCATTACAATTTTCTGTAATAGATATAATTTCATCATTATAGAAAATTTCATTATCTGATATTTTATTTCGTTCTTCAAAATAATTATATAAATCTTCTAATAATTCCGCAAGTAAAAATGGGTCATTACAATCAAGCAATTCATTTTCAACCATATAAACAGCATATTTAAAATATTCATTATTTAACATTATTCTCTTTTAAAAAATTAACACAAATATCAAAATTATTTTCACAATCAGACCATATTTCTAAAACTTTAAATCCCTCATTAACAGCATATTCTATTTTTTTCCTGTCATAATTATATTTTTCATTACTATCAATAAAAGATATAGGACAATTAAAATTTTCATCATTTAATTTTTTAGGATGCCAATTAATACCATTAAATTCGATTATTATTTTTTTACTTTTAATAACAAAATCATAAAAATATTTTCCACCTAATATAAATTCTTTATTACCATCAATTCCTATACAAATATCATTTTGTTTAATATTATATTCTTTTTTAATTAAATGAATTAATGGTAAAAATATTTTTAATGATTCCTTTGACGCTTGTTTTTGATATAAAGTAAAAATATTATGTGTATTATATCTTTCAAAAATAGTATTTTTTCGTTTGACTATCATTTCGTCAAATTTTAATTTTCCTTTAATAACTCCATATCTTTTTTTAAAATCTTCTAATCCTTGCTTACATTGCAACATATATGGGTTTATTAATATTTTTGCTTCTTTAAGTGTATATCCTCTTTTGAGCCAATAATTAATACACCATTTTAATTTATTATTCATTACATAATCTTTACGTTTTTTACACCGGTGAGATTGTAATATTGATATTTTATTTTTAGCTTCTGTTTTATTAAAACCTTTATCTATCCAATATTTTATCATTATTGGTGAGTTATGATTTTTCGCTTTTGGTCGGCTCTTTAAATTAATAATATAATTATCATATAATTTTTTACCATTAATCAAACCATATCTAAGTTTAAATGTTTCCTTGGTTAACGTATTATCGATTTTTTTAAAAAATAAATCAACAAAATCTTCATCACAATAAAAATATAATCTGGCTAATTTAATTAATTGTGATTTATTAGGTTGATTTGGTAATTTTGATAAAATAGACAAAACAAATTTTTTATTTTTAATCAATATATCCGTATCATTAATATCTAAATAATTTTTTCTCCAATAGTTACAATCAATATCTTCAAAAAATTTATTTTTACATATTCTATTAAATTTATCAATAGGTGATAAATCAGAAAAATTTACTTTATATTTAGGCATTTTTTATTTCTTTAAAAATCAACGATGTTTGGTTATTCTATATTACCGAGTATATTAGTATTTATAATATCCCCAATTTTCAAACCAGCATTTATTGATTTTCTACCAGAAATTGTTGGAAATTTATGGTTTTCGCTAACTCGTATCGATTTACCATTTTTTGTTTTAATTATAAATGTTTTTTTAATTTCTGGTTTTTGTTTTTTCATAACAACAACATCACCAAAACTACCTTTTATTTCATCTCCAACTTTTATATCTTTAATTTTTATTTTTTCATAATCTAAACCAGTTTTTTTATATAAAACACTATTTGATTCAATGCATTCCGCAGTATTAACAAGGCCAACATCCGAATTATCAAAACCAACTCTATTTGTTTGTGTTGCTGTTACAACAGGTACATCACACTCTACAGCAAGGCCTCGCATTTCCTCTGCGATAGCTTTAATATATGAATATGTCCCACCAGACCCACCTAATGCAATCCTACTTGAACAACAAATGTTTATATAATCAATAAATATTATATCAGGTACAAATGATTTTTTTAATTTCAATTCTCTAATTAAATGTTTAAAATGTCCGCAATGGGCAGTTGATGTTGGGTATTCTTTTATTTTTATCTTACCAAGTACCTTTTTTCGGATTTTATCAATTTTTTCTAAGAATAATTTTCTTGGTAACAATTCAATATCTTCAATATCAACATTAAACAAATTAGCATCAATTCGTTCTGCTATTTTTTCTTCTGATATTTCACATGTAATATATAAAACCTGTTTTCCTATTGTCATTGCATGAGCGGCAATATGGCACATTGCAAGAGTTTTACCTATTCCTGTACCGGCAAGAAATACATTTAATGTTTTCTTTTTAAATCCATCTTTTGTTATTTTATTAAAAAAGGATAAATCAAATGGCACACCCTGTTCTTTAAGATTATAGCTATCCCATCGGGCTTCTGCATCGGCTGACCAATCATGTCCTATATTAGTTTCAAAGGAAACAGATAATGCATTTTCTAAAATTTCTGGTATAGCTTGTGGTGTTTTTTGTTTAGATTTACCATCAGCTATTTGTACAGACTCCATCAAAGCATTATACATTGCTTTTTCTTTACAAAACTTCTCGGTACTATCCCTCAACCAATCCTCATGGTTTTTAAAATCTTTTTTGGATTCAAGAGTATTTAATAATTCAATTGATTTTTCATACTCATCTTGTTTAAGATTTTTTTGGTTATTTACGGCAAGTTCAATAGCATCTTTTGTCGGTAAACTATTATATGTATCAATATATGCTTTTATTTTAAAGAAAATATTTCGTTCAACATTATCCATGAAATATTCTTGCTTTAAATAAGGTAAAACATCCTTAACATAATTATCATTATATAATAACGACCTTAAAATTATATATTCAATTTGTTCTGCCACTCAAATTCCTTATTATTTTAAATATTCAGATAAATCTCTATACGTTGTACCTGAATCCGGAGACTGAATTTTCTTTTTCTTTTTTCTACCACGCTTAGGTGCTGTTAAATAATGTCCAAATTCTACAATAACATTTGGAATCCTTTTAATGATTTTTTTACAATAAAATATCCAATCTTCATCATCTAATGTCATTCTTACCGCATCATCATTATCTTTATATTCTGGTTGTTCTAAAGAAGCTAAAACAACCATCTTACATTTATTATATTGTTTTAAGTTTTTCTTTTTACAAGCAATACAACCATCAGATGTCCTAAAATAAGATTTACCGAAACCGGCACATTTTGTCATAATATATTCCCATCATAAAAACCACAAATTCAATCAAAACAATTAATTGTAATATTTAACATAACTAAAATATTGTTCCCAAATTTTAGTTCTATCTTCTTTACTCAATACAGCAAGAGCATTTTTTAATGCAACCTTTCTTGCAATTGATTTACAATGAGCATCTTTTTTGCTTTGGTATGCATAACCTATTGATAAAGGAGCACATGAAAATTCAGTACCATCTTCCTCAACAATACTCGAAACTACACATTCAGTAGTAATTAAACCATTATCTTTTTTACTATACTGAAATTTAATAGCCAATTTACTGCCAGGTTGCCAATTGCTTTCTTTGTCATAAAAAACACCATCTTTATTACCATTAAGATAAATTATCATATCAATCCGCCCTAAAAATTACATTATTCTATTTACAAATATATTATAACATATACCTAAAGTTTGTCAAGTAAATAATAAATATTTTAACTCTTTATTATATAAACACTTATGAAACTTTACCACAACATTTTTTATATTTTTTTCCTGACTTACAAGGGCAAGGCTCATTTCTACCTATTGTTGCTCTAATTCCCTTACCTAACTGGCCATTAACAAGTTTATCATCTTCATTAACTATATCGTTTTTAACTTCTTTAGGTTCTTTGGGTTCTGGTTCACATAAAATACTTGAAACAACATTAGACCTATCCACAACCTCAACATTAAAGGGTGTTGTATTAGAAACCTGATTATATAATGTATTATCTGTTATAAATTCATTACCCATTAGTTGTACCATCTTTCAAAAAATTACATATATTACCACCATTCATTTCATCATCCATTACATCAATTAATATCTTACCCAAGAAATCAATTAGCTCTCCATCTTCCCAACCATCATCAAAAACATCTGGAGTTTTATATACATTATATTCAAAAACCACACGCATTTGTTCTTTATTACCATTCTTTATAAATTGAACCTTACCATATGAATATATAAGACCATTATATTTACCAGATATTATTTTTAAAGCTCCACTATTATCTATACTATTTGATACAAAAGAATATTCTTTTGACATTACTTTAAATCCTTATGTTTAATAATTCGGTCTATAGATTCTTTAACATGCTCAAATGTTATTTTTTTACTACATTCAAAATCTTTTAATTTTGGACACCATTCATAAAAATTTTTCTGATAATGTATAAATGTATCATTAAAACAACCACCACAAACACCTTCAGGTGCATATATTCTTTCATGTATTCCTGGAACATGGCTCATTTCACAAATTGGTGTACTAAACCCAGATATTAAAACAGTAGGACAATTTATACCCCAAGCTAACCATACTAAACCAGAACCAACACCAAGAAACATATCAGCATAATGCAAATCAACAATTCTATCATTTATATCAATATTACCAGTCTTATTAATACAACCTCTTAATGGTTCATTGCGTTTGGGTGTATCTTTTTCTTTTGATATATTAACAACTTTATACCCAAGTGATTTTAAATAATCAACAGTTTCTTGCCACCCTGTAGGATTATTCCAACACTTACATAATTTTGAACCGTGTTGAGAAATACAAACATATTTACCCTTTATATTTCTTTTACTTTTTGGTATAGTTATTCTGGGTTTTTGTTCTTTATATTCAATACCAAGGCAATCAGAAACAGATGCTTGCAATGGTATAGTTCTATAATCTCTACGATTTACACGGATGTCTTTTGTGGCCGCACCAGTAACATATGAAACATAAACATCATTATTCGTTATACGTCTATGTGGTGTAATAAAATGAATATCAGGATATTCTTTTTCAAATAATTTATTCCAAGAAGTTGCACAAATAACTTTACATTTATTTTTCTTTTGATATTCTTCAACATATGGCATCCAAGCAATAGTATCACCAAGAGCAGGAGTATTAATTAAAATATAAACCCATTTCCCGGCCGGGTCAAAATCATGCCGATAAACAAGCGTATTTGTTTTAATATGAGTAATATCTATTCTCCAATTTGTATACCATCTTTGAGGATAGGCCGCAAATTCTTGCCCGGTTATATCACACTCACCAATTAATTTATCAGTATCTCTATCAATAAATTTAACATTAAACATTTCTTTTGGTAAACCCTTCAAAGCTATTGTTGGTTTACCTATAAAATGACCATCAATTAAAAGTTTATTCTTCATTAATTTCCTCTAATGCTGAACCATATAAAAATTCTGTCGCGGCACATGTATCAATTTTATCTAATATTTCTTTAGTAAAAAACTTTTCAGGATTTTCATAAATATGTTTTTCAAAAGAACCCTTCCCATCAATATGCGGGAATTTATATTTAGTGGATAATTTCTTAATTACACCATACTTTTCAGCAAGAGTTAAAAGTCCATGATAACGTAATAACCCCTTATCATATGAAAGACCAATAATAACTTGCTTATTTTCTTTCGTGAATCTACCCTTTGTTAAAGTACACCGAATATTATTTCCAACAACTTCCTTCCCATCTTTCATCTTAGACTTTGAAAGAAATACAATCATGTCACCAGAATAATATGTGCCAGAATTATGAGAAACAACATCATTTTCTAATATATAATGTTCTTTATTTTCAACAGTTATATCATATACCTTTTTCTTTTTTATTGATTTAACAATCGATAAAACTTGCACTTCTTTCATTAATAACTCCTTGTAAATAATCTTTTATTTTTATTTTATTATTACGATAATCATTTTCCCAAATAACGATATATAAAAATCCATCATCTTCAAGGAATTTTTGTTTTATTTTATCATGTATTCTAATTTCTTTAACTGTTTTTCCAAAAAACATAGTATCTGTTTCTTTAAATTTCTTAGGATTTGCGTGCCATACATCACCATGAAATTCAATACATAATTTTATATCACTTATAACAAAATCATACTTAACATATCCATAATCCTTTATATATTTTCCAAACTCGTTTTTAGATGTTCCATAATAAACATTTCCATCATATTGTAATAAATCAAATAATTCATTTGCTATTTTTGATGGAGCTCCACAATATTTACGACCTAATTTTTTCATTTGCTCTACATGATTATTATACCATTTCATCCATCGATTGATTCCTTCAATTTTTCCATATTTTTTCATCATATTTTTTTTAGTAACAGAATATTTTTTATTATTTTCTTTTACCTTATCAATTGATTCATTATATGTAAATCCTCGGTCAATCCAATATTCAATTCTAAATGGTTGTATTTTTCGTAATTCTTCTATAGAAGATATATTTTTATGTGATTGCAAACCATATAATTTTTGTAATTCACTAACCTTTTCTTGAGCATCTTTTTTTAAATAACCTTTTTTTATCCAATATTCAATAGTTCGCATACTTCTACTTTTTTGTAATTCACTAACCTTTTCTTGAGCATCTTTTTTTAAATAACCTTTTTTTATCCAATATTCAATACACAATTTATTAGATAATTTTATATTATTCAAATATTCACTAACCTTTTCTTGAGCATCTTTTTTTAAATAACCTTTTTTTATCCAATATTTAATATTATTATATTGACGTCCAAGATTTTTTTTACCAGCATTTTTATAATTTAAAGCTTTTTGTTTATTATGTTGCTCAAAACATTTTAATGAACATATTTTTAAAGATGTAAATTTATAAAAATCTTCCTCTATTATCCATTTATTACAAATTTGACATTTACGAAAACCTTTAGCCAATTTTTTAGCATCTAATTCATTATATTTCTTTGTCATCCAAAATTTATATGAATCTTTCAATCCCATTTAATACCTCCAGACAAAATATTGTTTACAATAGTATTTATAAAAACAATTATGTCTGGAGGTAAATATTTTATCTTTTTTTCAATAAAATATCATTTTCATTAATATTTTTCAATTCTTTCCAAATAAAATCACCAGAAACAGAATCTTTAACCATAAATTTATGCTCACCTGTACATTCTATAATTGATCCATCAGCTAATTTCATTTCATATACTTCTCTATCATCAAAACTAAATGTGTTTATAACTTTTTCTTCACCATCAATTGTTTCAACAATATCTCCAATCTTTACATCTTCAATACTCTTTAAACCAGTTTTTGTATATATTTTTTGTCCTGCAACCAAACATCCACCTGCCATAATACTACGAGGAAACAATGCTCCCATTTCTTTGTATGTATGAGCAGTTATAATCATAGGTATATGACCACGTCCTAATTTACTTGATAATGTTCTAAAAGTAGATTTAATGAGCTTTTGTGTGTTACCCATATCAGCTTTATTCTTACCATTTTCAACTGTGGCAATTTCTCTATCAGTTGATAATTGACTTAATGAATCAATAACAATCATAAAACGCTTACGGTCTTTTTCTGGAACCTTTAAATAGCCATCAACTATCGCATTAGTTTGAAATCTAATGGCTTCAATAGTAGAAACATCAAAAACAGCAACACGGCTTGCATCAATTCCTCTTTCAAAAAACATATCAGATGTTACAGCACATTCAGAATCAAAATAACAAACGTATCCATCTTTATATTTATCCAAGAATAATTTTACTATTGTTAATGCCGCAAAAGTTTTCCCTGTAGATGTTTCACCAGCAATAGCTAATCTTTTATTTGAAGCTAAACCACCATATATAGAACCAGAAAGCAATGCATTAAGCACATACGAACCAGTATCTATATATTCAGTTACATCACTCCAATCAATACCATCACTTGCAATAACAGCAAATGGATTATTTGCTAAACTCATTAAATCTTGTAATTGATTTTTCATAACTTCTCCGAAATATAAGTTACAATTTTTCCAAGATGTTTTGCATATTCTATTTCTGCTTTAACACCAATAGACTTTTCATATCCATCCAATTGAAATACATAAACTTCATCGCACCATTCTACAAAACTTTCACAACTTTGTTTCCAATACTCCCAATCTGTAGGAATATTAACATCCTCAGATTCGGCCTGGTTTGCAATAGGATGACCATGTGATGTTGGTGAAAACACAATATTACCAGCACTTATTAACTTTGCAGCCATAGAATTTACTTTTTGAAATCTAATAGCCTTTTCATCATCTGTTCCTGTATATGGAACAGCAAGATAAATCTTTTTTGGTATTGTAATATCAACTTGAATTAATTCAAACTCAAATTTAGGTATATCATCTTTGGAACTCATATGAGCTACAAAACAATATCCATCTTTACATACCTTTTTTGTTTTATAATATACAGGTTCTGGTGAATTTCCTATTATAATATCATCCATAAATGGAATATTATTATATTGAGTTTGTGTCATTTGTTTTTTAGGTATCATTTTTTCTCCTTTATAATTGAAGTTTCGAATGGATAATTTTCTGGGTCATACTTATTATCGGCTATTTCTTTCCACCACGTTTTTGGTTTTCCACAATCAGAACCATCTGAATCCCATCTAAACTTATCACTCTTTGCCATTTCCTTTTCATCAAAAGAAACTTTAGCTTGAATTTTAATTTTAACAGCTTTTGCATTTTTAATTATAATATCAAGAGGATATTTCAATCCATTACAATCATAAGCTCCTAAAAGTTTAAATAACATCAAACAATCAGCCACGGCTCTATGAGCAAATGGATTTACAGTATTATGATATCCACTTAAATATGTTTGATTTCTTTGTTTACAACTATCAGCGAAAGTTATATCTTTCTGAATATCAATCCATTGAATATCTGGCATTTCTACTCCATATTTTTTTAAAAAATTTGTTAATATTGGTTTATCAAATTTATTTCCATTTGATGCAACAATATAATCAGCTTTTTTAATAATATTAACCAAATATTCACAAAATAATTTTGTTGGTTTTAATCCCCATTTTTGTAATTGTTCTTCTGTTAAGTGTGTTACTTCAAATGCTTCTGGATGCATCTTCGGTCTATTTTTTTCATTTATCAATTCACTAACTATTTTCACCGGCGGATAAGCTTCTTCTGGTGTTGCAAATTTTGTATCGGATAAAACTATCCCAATTTCTGTTATCACATCAACATCTTTTTCTATATTGGTTGTTGAAAATTGGATTCCAGTTGTTTCTAAATCAATCGCACAAAGTATAGGCATTTAAATTTTTCCTTCAAAAATATCATTTCATTTGTTATATTATATCAATATATGATTATTATGTCAAGTGTAAATTACAAATTTTATAAATATATAAAACAAGCGAAAAGGTGCTTCAAACACCAATCCGCTCTAATCACCACATTTTAAGGGTTACTTAAAACATGACAACTAAAACTATTTATACTACAATTCTTTATTATATTTACATGCACACTTCCAAAACTTCTGGTAAATCTTATATTGGTGTTTCAAAAAACGTCAAAGAACGAAAATACAGGCATAAACTTAGTGCATATAATCATAAATCTCCAGGATATAATCAATATTTTAAACGTGCTATCCGGAAATATGGCATTGAAGATTTTGAAACAACAATCTTATGGCAAACACCAAATAATAAAACAGCATATTTAGCGGAAGTTTACTTCATATCAATTTACAATACATATAAAGGTATAGGATATAATGGTACTATCGGTGGTGATATTCCTCCATCAAGAAAAGGAACACAACATTCTAAAGAAACAAAAAATAAAATGAAATTATCACAATCAGGTAAAAATAATGGAATGTATGGTAAACATCATAGCAAAAAAACAAAAGAACAACAATCAAATTTAAAAAAAGGAAAACCAGGACATAAACAAACCGAAGAAACAAAAAATAAAATTAAGCTTGCACATATAAATAAAAAACAATCACAAGAAACAAAAGATAAAATATCAAAATCACTTACAGGATTTAAACACACAAAATTAACAAAAGAACGGTTATCTAAATCAAAAATAGGAAAACCAAATAATAAAATTGCTAAATTATTTAAAATCATAACTCCGAAAAAATCAACAATAATAATAAATAATTTAAATACTTTTTGTAAAGAACATAATTTAAACTACAATTCGATTAGAATTAATATTTATAATAGAAAAACTCCATATTATAAAGGATATATATTTTTAAAATTATAATATTGGTTTTTTAAATCTATATGGTTTTATTCTTTTTCCACAATTAGGACACCTTTGGCCATCAAAAACAAGAGCACCATCACAACAAGGACACCAACCACCAGTTTTGTGTGGCCTTTTTGTTATTGAACGATTTGTATCATAAGACTTTCTTTTCATACAAAAAAATCTTCTAAATTATTTTCTCTCTCAGCAACCCAACCTATACCATTAAGAATAATTTTTAATGGTTCAACAAATGATTTATTAAATTGTAAATCATAATCAATATAATCATTCAAATTAAATTCAATTGGTAAAGTATCTGTAAAAGCAATAACATGAGTACCAATAGGGTTTTGTTTTTTTAAATAAATATATTTTACTTTATTACCAGACTTAATAGGTTTATATTTTTTCTTCAATTTAAAATGCTTCAATAAAGCATTATGGTATAAAACTCCTCGGACATGTATAGGACAACCTTTTTTAGCTATTTCACTTGTACATTTCCATTTATTTATATTGTTTACACCACGCGGAAAAGCAATTTCTTCAAAAGGTTTCTGTTCAAATTCATTCCTACAAACTTTAATATATTCAATAACGTCATTTTCAGTACCATTAAATATTTTATCAACAGCCTTGGTTAATATATCTCTACAAAATGATGGAATAGAAGATTTTTTAAGTTCAAGTCCCATGGCTTTAATTTTTGGTTTAGATAATCTTACTCCCTCATCATCCAAAATACGGACAATATATCGTTTCTTAGCAACCCAAATTGCTTTGTCTGCTATAACTTCACGTTTCATTTTCAACTGGTTTGGAATGTAATTAAACTTATTTTCAAGATGTTTAAATCCATTAGCAATCAATGGTTCTAACTTTTGTTTACAAACCTTATCTAAAAAATTAGTTATCACTTCATCAGTTGGATTTTTATCTTTATATACATTGGCTACAAGTTTATCTAAAGTAACATAAACAGAATCAGTATCACCATATATTACATAATGTTCGGCATCAGTTTTAAATAATTTATTAAGATAATCATCCAATATTTTTGCAATATGTTTTATTGAATTTTGTCCTGTTAATGTAATAGCTTCGGCAAGACGGATATCATAAAATCTACCATATGGTGTTCCAAGAAAACCATAAGCAGAATTAGCCAACACTTTTTTAACTAACTGTTTTGTTGAATTTTTTGCAACATCAATTTTAATTTCTTGTTCTAACTTTAACAATTCATCATCTGTTAATTGTTCTAAATCTATGTTATTTAATATATCCACTATAATCTTTCAATTTACCACACTGAAACTTTTTATTATATACTATAATATTATACGCACTTGACCATGGCAATTTATGTATCTTACAATATGATTTTAATTTTTTTAAACCACACAATTCAATTTCTTTTTTACTACAAATTAAAACATATGTTTTTATTCTTGCTTCTTTTGCTTTTTTCCAACCAGTAATCATTTTTTTAGTAGGATTTTTAGCACGTTCTTTCATTTTTTCTGAATGTTCTGGACGTTTTCTTCCTGTATTATATTTAATAGCTTTTTTTAAATTTTCTATTGAAACCCTTTTATATTTTTCAGGATTATTAGCTCTTGTTCTATTAGCGGCATCAACACACTTTTTAGCAACCAATTTATTATGCATTGGATTCGGTAAACCTAATGATTGTATGTAATCAAAGCCGCCTTTTCCACCAATACACATATTATATGTTGTTCTTTTATTAACAAATTCTTCATTAACAATTGTTTTCTCATGTTCATATGCTTGCTTAGATGTTGTATATGAAGCTATAATCTCTTTAATGAAATTTTCTTTACCGTATTTTTTAATTGCTGTTTTTATTGCAATACCAGAGCCATAATATAAATCATTTGGATTATCAGATTTATGAACACCAACATATATTTTATCATTTATAATATTAGTTATTTTATAAAGATGATAAGGCACTTTTCACCACATCCATTTCATGTTTAACACATTTTTTTCTTTCATTTGGTTCTGACCATTTTCTAAAAGAATTTTCTGTATTATAATCATCTATCCATTCTAACCACAGCTTAAGTCTACCTTTACTAACCACATATTTCTTAGATAATACCCATGAAATAAGTCCTATATATGCAAATACATTATACCATGAAATACTATTTTCAGGATGATTATCTGCTTCTTTATTAATATCATCTGTTAAATTATCAATCATCAATGTAACTTGTTCTTGTGTTGCTGGGTTATCATAATATTCAGAACAAACATCTTGAATATAATCATGGCATAAATCCGAATCATAACTATTAAATCCCCATTGGCCCATCATTAATCTCCTTAAACTTAAATACTATTATATTTACACATCTATTTATAAAAAATATGTGTTACCAATAGCATATAAATTTAAATTTTTCTTCTTTCCTTAATTTTACGTATAATTTCTAAATTTTTCTTACCAATAACCATTTTTTTCTTTGCAATAACCCTATCATCTAATACCTTTTTAAGAAGTTCTGGTAAAAATCCATCAATATCATTTCTAAAATATTGATTATTTGCAGAATATATTAATCCATTTAATTGAAGGTGTTCCTTCAAATCAGGAACATCACATTCATACTCCATAATTGTTTCTGGTGATAAATTCAAAGCTAAAATTAAAGATGGATAAAGTGATGTAACATCAAATGAAACAACCCATTTATGGAATCCAGTAATAGGATCCATAACATAAGCACCTGCATATTGAGTATCTCTACTATTAGATTGGTTTTGAGGTATTATAATATTTTTACGAGCAAGATGATTGTAAATTAAAGTATCCCAAATCCTAACCTGGCTTTTAGTATCTTCAAAATTCATTTTTGCGTCATATGCTATTGATAAAGCCAATTCAATTAATTTAAGTTTATCGTCTAATTGAGTTACTAAATCAACATCTTTTATATTATAATCAACAAACTTATTCCAATTATTTTTATATAATAAATGAAGGCTACCATATTCAGAATAATCAATTTTAGATGTACCTAATTCTACATGAGCGATATATCCTAATTTATAATTTTCACGATTAACATAAGTATAACGCTTATATAAATCAAGGTAATCCATTGTGGCAATACCATATATATCATAAGCTTGTTGCTCTTGACCTCTAAGTGTAACCGTCCTTTCTTTTATTATACCCCAAGGACTTAATTTTTTAGAATCTTTTTTAGAAAGAACAACATTTATCCTATTCACAATATAAACCATATCAAAGAATTGTACATTCCAACCAGTTATAATATCAGGGTAATCACTCACCCACAATTTTATAAACTCTTGCAATAATTCTTTTTCATCTTCACATTTATGATATAATGTATTCTGTTTTACAAAAGCATCATAATCTTGGCAACCAAAAGTATGATATTGTCCTCGTGTTTTAATAGTAATTAAATTAATAGCCTCATTAGCTGTTTCAATATTAGGAAATCCATCTTCACACTCACACTCAATATCAAGATAAGTAATATTAAGGTCTGATATATTCCAATCAATATCTTTTGGATACGTTTTATTGATAAATTGATATTCGTATCGTGTATTACCATAAAATTTAAAATTATCAACATTTCTATATTGACGTAAAAATTGCCGAGTATCTCTAATTGTACCTGGAGATATTGGTTCAACATTTATACCATCTAATGTTTTATATTTTGAAACAGTTTGTGTTGGTAAATATAAAACAGGAGCAAATGGTTCTTTGCTGAAAAAGGTTTTTCCATTCTCTATACCTCTATGGAGAATGGAATCTCCCGAAATTAAAATATTTGTGTAATATTTATTCACTATTGTACTAAAGTTGGTCCAGTAATAATTTTCTTTTTTTGCCCGGCTGACGCAGGTATCACAAGTCCGCTTCCAAATTGCTGACTATATACATTAACTAAATCAATACAAGGTGTTTGTATATACGTTATAAATGAACCATTAAGTTCAATTCCATTATCCTTTTCAATATATGGAATCCATGGCACAATAGCTAATGATGTTTGGACTTGTCCACCTTCATTTTTCATTTGTTTCGGAACAACAATAGCAGGAAGTTCCATTTTAACAAAAACACTTGAATTATTATGCCATGCATCAACAGCATCATCCTTTATATCAGCAATTAATTCTTCCCCGCTACTCAATCTAACGATTTTTATTCCCATTTCTTAATTTCCTTTAATGTTAAATAATTATAAGTTAATAATTTATACGCTAAATTATAAAATTCTGTAGATACATCTTCCCACTTTTTTGGTTCTATCGGTCCTATTAAATTATACCAACTTTCCCAATGACCCGAAACAGTTGGCATATCATACAATACACCACATTCAGGCATATCATTCCATAAGCTTCTACACTCATACATAAACATAAGATTATCAACAGACTTTATAAATATTTCTTCTGTTTTATTAAGAGGTAATAATTTAAATGCTTCTGCTATCTTATCTTCCCAAACTTTCTCAATTTTATTATATCCAGGTAAATGTATTTTAAGAGGTTTTGGAATATCATTTAAATAAGCTTCACTGGCATCATGCATCAAAGCTTGTAATTTTAATTTATTAACCAATTCATCAGTTCTTATTAAATCGAATTGTTGTAAAAATGGATGGTTATTAACATCAAAAACATGTGCAACATATTTCATACAATTTATAGAATGTTCTGCAACAGAATAATGGAATTTAATATGGCCGGCAAATCGACAATTTAAACTCAATGCATGAGCTATATCATCTAAAGATATTACACTTACTGTTGGTTTTAATGGATAATATTTTAATCCACTAAATGTTACACAACACATGGCACATTTGGCACTTTCAATATTCATTTTATTTTTTCCTTACCACGAAACATCATCAATGCAATAAATACATGGATAATTATTTATTTCATTATACGTTTTTTCATAATCATCATCATCAAATTTTGTATTAAAACAACAAACATCAGCAAGAGTAACAAATGTTGTATTATCTATTTGCATTTTTTTATATACATGGTGGTGACCACATATCCAATACTCTGGTTGATGAATTTTAAACATTTCATCAAACATAGCAACACTAATACTACAATCATTAAACTTATCTGGATTAGTAATAACAGAATTTCTAAAAACAGTAGGTGTATCATGCGTAGATACTATTCTGGGTTTAATTTTTTTATACAGCTTGATTATTTCTTCTTGTTCTGTATAATTAACTTCTTCATTTTCCCAGAAATTTACATCAACAGTTCTATATATTCTATCAATAGAAAAACCACCAGATACATAAAATATACCACTTGATTTATTATAACCATATCGTCCAAGAAAATTTGGACTTGTTTTACAATATGCAGGATTGTCATGGTTGCCATGAATAAATTTATGATTTTCAGACATTGCATTATGAAAACTAAGGTCACCATGGTCATGAAATCCTATACCCATATCACCCACTTGAATAGAATAATCCATTCCTTTTTTTCCGTTAGGTAGAATCATATCATTACGAATATAATCATACTGCTCAAAATTCCCATGGATGTCACCAATAAACCAGATTTTACACCTCAATTTCTAAAATTTAATTATCAAACATAATAGTATTCTAACCACCTATCGCCAATCCGGATTGGAAATCCGACACCATAGCCATTCGGTCACGTCCGCGTAAAATTATTTTTCATCCCTATCTTTATATTCTCGTTTTGGTTGTTTTATATATGAAGCCCCACAAGAACTTCCATCTTTCCGCGGTCTATTTAAATTAACTTTTCTACATATACCTTCACATTTACCACCACAAGCACACAATAATTCTTTCATTTTTTACTCCAATAAATTTAATGTATCCTGTAGGACTCGAACCTACAACCTCTGGGTATGGCCAACAATGAATGTTATAACAATGAATGTTGGCTTTTCCCTGCACTCTACCAATTGAGCTAAGGACACGCATATTAATGTATCTTCTCGGGCTCGAACCGAGGTCTACAGGTTATGAGCCTGTTGCTAAACCAACTCAGCTAAAGATACCAATTGAGCTAAAGGCACATAGGTAGCTACCATATTAATGTTTATCAAGATATTTTTTTATTTTTTTCCAATATTTTAAAGTATTTTTAGAAGCAATTTCTCGCCTCATATAACTTGGTCCGCCATTATGCAACCGAGCTAAATGTTTAAAATCATTAGAATTTTTTGCATATCTATCCCAATATGATAATATAATTTTTTCTGAATATCCTTTATTTATACAATCAGAATATTTACCACCAATTTCAGGAGTGTGTTCTATTGCATCCTGCCAATATAAATTTCGTATCTGATAAGGTCCCAAAGAACCTTTCTCACCATCCATTTTAGTTCCATTAGTTGATTCTACAAAATACATTGCATCTAATAATGGTCTATATTCTGTTGCACCACACGCTGTAAGAAATAAACTAAACATAAGTGTAATTACAAATATCAAAAATCTCATAATCTAACCCTTTGAAATACTTTTAATTTTCTCAATATATTCATTAACAGTTTTTAACTCATCATATCCTACCATGTCATCCAAAGATTCGGGTAACAATCCAGCATCTATCATTTCATTTGTGTGTATATATGCCATAATATTAAAAGCAATAGCGGCCTCATGGTCCTCATCATGTTTACCCATCATCAAAGCAATTACATGTCGTTGCATTGAATTAACATATTCACTTAAAGGCATACCAAGTTCCCAATTTCGTTTTGCGTATTTCTTTGCACCCTTTTCAAGATGTTTTGCAAGTCGATTCAAGAAAAAGGGTGATATAAGAACAGGTGTTCCTTTTCCAGAAGCGGAATCTCTTTGAGCACCTAAACCAAATTCTCTATTAGGTTTCCCTGATACCGCAAGGTCTTTATCTGATACATGTACTGGGTCATTACTTTCCTCGTCATAACTCATAAACTATACTCCCATATTTTTTAATACTAAATCATATTCCTCTAATACAAAATCACCAAATGCATCTTGCATAATTACACACCTTTAACCTAAATACATTTCAATATCTTCTTTATCAGCTAACCAAATATCATATTCACTATTTAAACCAATATAATATTTTTCACCTAACTGATAACATATCCAAGAACAATCTTTTTCAGTTTGACAAGAACCTAAAAATATTCCATTATTGCAAACATCTTTAGATAATTCTTCATCCTCAATTTTATCACTCCAGTCACCAGTAAAAATCATAATAAATCTTTCTAAAAAAATAATACTCCAACTGGGAGTTGCACCCAGACCTTTCAATATTTTAAGTATTGTGCCTCTGCTATTGGGCTATTGGAGCTTTTTAATATTAGCAAACTTGAGAATATAATTTTATTTAACGTATGCTTTTAATATAGTTTACCAAAACTACATAACTCTTTAACAATCTCTCCGCGTTTTTTCTTGTCCGAAGCTTGAGCACCAAAACGTTCAAAATTATTACCAGTCACAAAAATAAATACACCTAACATCGCCCACCATCCAACACTCATAACTAAAATCACAATAGCAATTAAAGTTAAAATCATACCAATAAGCATTTTGCCATTCATAATAAACCTTTCAAAAATATTCATAATTAAGCATTTGGTTAATTGGGATTCGAACCCAAATCTCCATCTATGTTTTGATGGTGGCTTACCAAATTAGAACGATTAACCAATTATCTATATTATAACACATACCACAACTTTGTCAAGGGAAATCTTTAAAATAATGAATATTTTATAAATAGCTTAAATGCTTGATTTATGCATAGTAATTGAGCTTTATTTCCCTATAGGCGACCCACCAAGGGCTTTAATAGATAATTGAGTATAAATGTATATATGAACTAAAATAGCACCAAATCGACTCAACCAAATTGTCGATATAGTTTTATTTAATCTTATTCTTGGAGCAAAACAGGGTCACTTGTATTATCATTTAATAAAGCTTGGCAAATTGCCGCGGCAATATCAAGTTTGCTCATCCCATTTAATTCCATAAGCTCCTTTTCAACAGCATCCGGAATTTCATTTGTCCGAGTTCCATTAATATCAGTAATATTAATTTTCATTTTTAAAATCCTTAAATGTTTTTAAAGAAACATCTGGTAAATTTTCAATTTTTTCTAAATGTAATTTACATAATGAACCATCATCCTCTTTAAGTAAAATATCTTTTGATATATCTTCAACATCATATTTAGTAATTGTTGAACCTCGGCCGAGCGGCACAATTCGAACATCTGAATATTTTTCTGAACTGCTACGGCCTTTCATAATTTTATTTGCCCATTGATATAATAAATCTTTAATTTTATTAGTTAAAATATTTATAGTTACAGACCAATAATTTTGATATTGTCTTAAACGGATCCAACCAGATTTAATAATATCAGTTATAATTTTTTCTCTGGCATCACCTTCACTATGAAGGGTTTCATTATACTTAGCAAAAATCTTTTTAATATCTGATAATCTATAACCAAACTTAGCTGGATTTTTAATAACAACATCTATATGATTGCTACCAACTTCTATTAATTCTCCTCTTGGACTTATCCAATATGCGGACATTAAAAATCCTCCAACTCTAAATCCAGTCTTGATAAAATCACAGCATCACCAAACGATTTAGGATTTCTTGTATAAACACCTTCAAAAACAAACTTACGGTTACTTCCTCTTATTTTTGAATATGCTGATTGTATTGAAGCAACATTAAAAGTACCAAGTGAAACTATTTTATTGCTTACAACTCTGTTACCACTTCTATATGTTTTATATTGAAACATCTTAACAATGCTCTTATTGGCTTCTTTAAATATACCACAATCTTGGTCATATTTTTTAGTATTATTAACTATAAATTTTCTTAATTTTTTAGAGCCATCTTTCATTGATTTAGGAGGTGCTATAAATAAAGAATCTTCACCAACTTCTTTTCGTTTTCCAGAATCATCTGTTTCAATCCAAGAACCATTTAAAATCCAATATCCAAATCCTTCTTGGCGAGCAAGATTTATTAATTCTTTATTCCGCGACAAGTTTTCATTTCTATTATATGAATCCCTAAATGCAGTTATAATACCAAACGCTCCATCTTTTTGGGCCAACTTCCAGACTCTTGAAAGTTTTTCTTCATTTAAAAATAATGTTTCATCAAATTCCATATATTTCTTCATTTAGTCACCTGTACTTCCAAGTCCACCAATTCTATCTGTCGATTGTTTTGGTTTAACATCTGTTTCAATTGTATTATAATTTAAACACGGAACCATTTCAGCTTGGGCAATTTTATTACCATCTTTTATCACCACATCTTCATCAGAATTATTTATAAGCAATATAAATGTTTCATAGTAATAATCAGAATCAATTACACCTTCACAATTCGCAAGATTTAATCCAGTCTTATATGAAACACCAGAACGTGGATGTATCCTAAGAGAATATCCCTTTGGTATTTCAAATATTATACCAGTAGGAATTAATAATCTTTCTTGGGGTTTAATATATACATAACTCCAGGTAGGAACAATTCTCAATGGATCATTTGACGCATCAAATCCTCTTATTTCCTTTTCAGGTTTGATATATGCTTCCAAATCAAAACAAGCTGACTCCATCGTTGCAAATTCTGGAAATTTAACATCAGGATATAATTTATATATTTTCAAATCAGGAAATGCCATAATATATTTCTCCGTTTTTAATTATTTAGTGAACCAATATTATATTTTGTTTTAAGAATCCAATCTTCTTTTTTACTATATGGTAAAATTGTAATTTCTTTAACAGGAACCATAATAGTATCCTTATCCATTTTTACTTTTAATTTAAGTAAACCCCACTCATCCAATAATGACGCTATTCTATTTCGTCTACCAATATCAGATTCAGATATTGTTGTGGATTTACCATCCAATTGAAACAATTCTTTAAAGTGAACTAAAAAATATCTACCTCTTTTATGTAATATATGACAAGATTGATATAATGTTTTCTTACGAAAAGAACTAATACCCATACGGGTTAAAGTTTCTCTAACTGTCAAAAAATCTTCACGTTCTTTCAATTCAATTTCAATAAAATCTTCTGTACCAGGAATAAATTCCATAATATATTCTCCATTTCTTAAATAACCATTTTTAGTATTTACAAATTACATAAATATTTATAAAAATAATTATTTTAGGTCTGGAAAATTATCATTTATATCTTCTTCCGTCATTGTATTTAAATTAACAAGCACCAGATTTTTAACATTATAAATTGTTACCTTATGGGTATATCTCTCCCAACGGTCTATATATCTACAACCTTTATACCAATACCGGCCGGTTTTTTTGCTTCTTCCTGTGTTACAAGCCCACCATATACAGGTCTTGTATTGATTTTACCTACAGTAACAGCATGTGTAAATTCATCTTTGTTCCAATTTGTAGGTGTTCTTGGTGTACTTACAATTTTCATAACTCTACCTACAGTTGTGCTACATTTACATCCATAAACTACTGGGTCACCAACTTTGATTGTCTGTCCAATTCGATTCGTAATCATAATCATTATCCCTTCTTTAATCCACCAGTAAACATTTGTTCCCTGATATTTTCAATTTGTTCTGGTGACAATATTTCAATTGCCTCTTTAGCTTTTTTATTTCCATAACCATAATATGATTTTACTAATTCTAAATTTTCTATTTTTTCTGCATTAATCCATTTTGAAAATCTCTTATTTTTTCTAATAGCATTCCTTAAATACAAAAACTGGATTCTCTTAGGTATACTGGAATACATATTCATTTCGTTAGAATGTAATATAGTATCCATGAAGTATGAGAGGCAACGGTTTATAATAAACGGTGTATAATCTTTTTCAGCAACAGGGTCACCATCTATTATATCAACCTTTGTATAATTTATGGATTTAAGAAAATCCGATAAACCTAAAGACATTATTTACTCCAAATTACTAATTATTATAAATAAAAAAATAAAATCATTACAAAAATCATATCAAATAATTAAACCAAACGGAATAATTATTATTACAAATAATTTAAAACAATATTGTATAAAACACAAATTAACATATACATATATACATAAATGTATGCGACAAAATAAATCAACTAAAGGGTATATATTTACAAAATTAGTCTTTCCTACTTGAAGTCGCAGAAGGCTATCATTTCGGTTAGGCAAGCAACCAAGTTAATTTCGGCGTCTGCCACGAAAGCATGTTTATATTGATATTCAGCAATCTTTAATATTGCTTGTGGTACACTTGATGAAGTAAAATATGAATCAACAGAATCAAATAATTTACGATATATAATAGTGCAATCATTATCAATATTAT